CAAAGCGGTGGTGCGTACAATGACATCACCCCTATCCGTGACACTACAGCCGCAGGCGCGGTGACTTTTGCCGCTACTAATGGCTCGGCAACCATTACTGCTACTGACGCAACGCACGGCTGTATCACGGGTGATTTTGTTACTTTTAGCGGTGCTGTATCGTTAGGTGGAAACATCACTGCTGCGGTGTTAAATAAAGAATACCAAGTTACTGTAATAAGTGTAAACACATACACGTTTACGGCTACAGCTACTGCAAATGGTAGTGATACTGGTAATGGTGGTGCATCAGTAGTTGCGGCGTATCAAGTAAATACAGGTGATGCAATCCAAGTTCCTTTGGCGGGCTGGGGCGCGGGTGCTTGGGGCCTGGGCACTTGGGGAATTGGGACGGCAGGGGCCACCACTTTACGCATTTGGAATGCCTACAACTTTGGCACTGATTTAATCTTTAGCCCCAAAGGTGGTGCGCTTTACTACTGGGCAGCTTCTTCTGGTCTTTCTGCCAGGGGTGTTGCTGTATCCAGTTTAGCAAGCGCTTCAGATGTGCCGCTATTTGCTGACAATTTATTAGTGTCGGATGCGTCTCGTTTTGTGCTGGTGTTTGGAACTAATGAAATTGGCTCTGCAACCAAAGACCCAATGCTAATTCGCTGGTCTGATCAAGAAAGCGCAGTAAACTGGACCCCAGCAACCACTAATCAAGCTGGCAGTTTGACCCTATCCCATGGCACTGCTATTCAAGCTGTAGCCCAAGTGCGTCAAGAAATCTTGATTTGGACTGACACCTCTATGTACTCTTTGCAGTATTTAGGGGCACCAATTGTCTGGGGTTCACAACTACTAGCAGACAATATATCTATTGCAAGTGACCGGGCCTGGGCAACTGCATCAGGTGTTACTTACTGGATGGGCGACGAAAAGTTTTACAAATACAGTGGGCGCACGGAGGTACTAAACTGCGATCTGCAAAAGTCTATTTTTACAGACTTTAACTTTACCCAAAGTCAACAAGTATTTGCTTCTACTGTAGAGCAGTTTAACGAGGTTTGGTGGTTCTACTGCACTGCTAATAGCAACACAATTGATAGGTATGTTGTTTATAACTACCTAGAAAACGCTTGGTATGACGGCACACTGCCCCGCACGGCTTGGATTGACAACAGCGTGGTGTCTAATGTCCCGATTTCAGCGGACTATAACAATCGTCTAATCTTCCAAGAAACTGGCGTTGACGATAACGCAACCACCACTACTCTGCCTATTGATGCGTACATTACCTCGTCTGAGTTTGACATTGACGACGGCCACAATTTTGGTTTCATCTGGCGCGTACTTCCTGATATTACTTTCCGGGGGTCTACTGCCGCTTCACCTAGCGTAGACATGACGCTGTTACCATTGCAGAATTCAGGCTCTGGGTACAACAACCCCCTGTCTCAAGGCGGGAGTAGCTTTGGAACAGTTACCCGAAGTTCTACAGTGCCTGTAGAGCAGTTCACAGGGCAGATTAATGTCCGTGTTCGTGGGCGCCAAATGGCGTTTAAAGTAGAGTCTACTGCGCTTGGTGTGCAATGGCAGCTAGGCGCACCAAGAATCGACATCAAGCAGGACGGCCGTAAATCGTGAGTGTAACTAAAGATTTTCGGGCGCCTGCGCTCCCGTTAGCGACTAGGGATTACAACGAACAAGCCACTAACCAAATGGCTAATATTCTTCGTCTGTATTTCAATCAGTTAGATCAACTATTAGGGCAGCTTGCAATCCAAGGCGCAAGTGCCCTTACTTACAGTGAAGTGGTTACTGCGCTTGGTTTTGTGCCTGAAGATGTGGCTGATAAAGGCATAGCAAATGGCTACGCACCTTTAAATAGCTCTACAAAAATTGCCAGCACTTATTTGCCAACCCTTACTTCTGGTGAAGTAACTACAGCACTTGGATTTACTCCTGAAAACGCGGCAAATAAAGGCGTAGCAAATGGCTATGCTCCGTTAAATAGCTCTACAAAAATTGCAAACACGTATCTACCTAACCCGCGTGTTAATTCTCAGGCAAGTGTTAGCACTTTAGTTTGGGATAGCGCAAGCTACGATCAGTACGTAATAACAGCATTAGCGGGTGCATTAACCATCAACGCAGACTCAAATAGTTCGCCAGTTGATGGGCAAAAAATGATATTTCGTTTCAAAGACTCAGGCACAGCAAGAGCATTAACTTGGACAGTATCGGGAACTAACTCGTTTAGGGTAGTAGGTACAACCCTACCGACCACCACAGTCGCTAACAAATTAGTTTACATAGGGTGTATTTACAATGCAGCTAGCTCTCTTTGGGATGTAACCGCAGTTGGCCAGGAAGTATAATGACGCAAACAGTAACTACCCTAGCCAATGGCGATAAGCAGATCGTAATTACGGGGTCTGAGACGTGGGCGTTTCCTGCGGATTGGAACGATCTAGCCAACAAAATTGAAGCGTATGGCCGGGGTGGTAACGGAGCTACAGGTACTGCTACACGCAGTGCTGGCGGCGGTGGAAGCGGCGCTTACATGCGCGTGGTTAATTTCCCCCTTAAAGACTACTCTGTAACAAACTTTGACGGTGCGGGCAACAAGAAAATAGTTATTAACGCTGTAAACACATCATCGCAAAATTATGTGTTTTTTACTTGCGCCCAAGACGACGAATCTGACCCGCCAGTAACCATATATCTAGACGGAATAACTGGTCGTGGAGGCACTGATGCATCGGCGGCCACTGTAACGGCTGGGTCTGGAGGCACCGCCTGGACAGGTGCTTCGATCCCAACATTACTAGCGGCCCATTCCTATCTCGGGAATAACGGTGCAAGTGGTGGCGCTGGGCGTTCTGCGACTACAGCCGCTGGTGGTGGCGGCGCCGGTGCTGCCGGGCCTAATGGTGTTGGCGCTGAAGGTGGTACAAACACCACTACAAACCCGACTATCGGGCGCGGCGGCGGCGGCGGCAACGGCGGCACCGCAGGCTCAGGAACATCCGCGACAGGCGGCACAGCAGGTACAGGCGCCGGTGCTGGTGGTAATGGTGGTGCCGCAAGCACTTCAGGCAGCGCCGGCGGCGCAGGAACTAATGTAGCATCTACCTACGTGTTCTCTGGTGGTGGCGGCGGCGGCGCCGGGGATGGAACTGGAACTACCGTGGGTGGTGCAGGCGGTCTATACGGAGCGGGTGGAGGCGGCGGCGCTTCTTCAGTAATTTCTACCGGTGGTGCTGGGTCAATTGGCGTCTTAGTAATTACGTACACTCCAACAGTCGCTAATAGTAATTTTTTTCTAATGTTCTGAATGGACAGCGTTAAGGAGTAAATATGGCATATAAAAAACCTAAACTTGAGCACCAAGACGCTGATTTGTATGGGGAAGATTTAGTAAACCTCGTTAACACCCCCGCTTCTCAAAAAACGCCAGTCAATCAGCAGACAATGGCGGCGCCTGTAGCTGCACCGCCCCCGCCTATAACTGCGCCCACAGGACACTGGGAGGGGTCGGGGGACAATATGCAATGGATTGAAAACAAAGCAGCTATCCCCGTTAATAAAGGTTCTGTTTTTGGTACATCAGAGACCACCTATAGTGGTGATAACGAAACGACAAGGGTTACATCAACTCCTGACTATACTGCCCAATTGCCCCCTGGATATCAATGGTATACAAAATATACTCCTGGCGGTGACGCAGGCGATGCCCAAGAAGGAGAATCTTTTGCTGCCCGCCCAGAAGATTTTGCTGACCCAATTCTTGACTTCCTAATTAACGCAGGTATAGGTTTACTCACTGGCGGTGGAGCTTTAGGACTTCCAGGTATTGCTGGTAGTTTAGGAGTTTCAGGTATACCTGCTGCTTTAATTAACAGCGGTGCGCAACAGTTGCTCACTACGGGTACTATTAACCCCACTAGGCTTGCCACAGCGGCCATTACACCCACCATCACAGGTGCCATCAATCCGTATATTGATAAGGCTGTAACCGCAGCCATGCCTGACCTTGGCAATATCATTGGAGATAACGCGGATTTAGCATTAACAAAAGCAGTCCAAGATGCTGCTAAAACAGTGGTGCCTTCTTTTATCTATGGGGGTGACCCGACTAATGCAATCTTAGGTTCTCTTGGTGGGTCTGCGATTGGCGCTGTAGCACCAAATTTAGGCATGAACCAACGGCAGCTAGGTTCAATTGTGAACGCAGCTTTGAGCGGTGGAAATCCCAGCAGTATTATGGGAATCATGTCTGCCTTTATCCCAAAAGGTAAAACAGACCCTGGTAAAGGTGATAGCTTTGAAGAAGGTGAAGGCGGCGAAAGTGGGACTGATGAACCGTCATACCCGGCAGACTACCAAACAGAAGTGCCGT